TCACATCATAATCACAATTTTTTAATTCTTCCATTAATTTTATTTGTTCTTCTATTGTTCTACTATTTAATACATTATCATCTATAGCTATACTGCATGCATATTTATCACGATTTTTTAATTCTTCCATTAATCTTATTTGTTCTTCTATTGTTCTACTATTTAATACATTACTACTTGTAGCTATCATACATGCATTTTCATTATAATCACAATTTTTTAATTCTTCCAAAAGTCTTGTTCTTACTTCATATGGCACGTTATCAAAAGTTTCAACAATACTGTTTAACAAATTAATATTACTTATTTTACTTGATAACAATTCTAATTCTTCTATTTTCATATATTTCGCCTCTTGGCCCATTATTATACATCAAAAAATAATAAAAAAAAAGAAAAATTTTATTTCTTTCATATTCACGTTTTAGAATTAATTAAAAATATAGTTAAAAATACTTTTTTTGCTTTTTAGTAGAAAAAAACTAATATTTCTGTTAGTAATCTATTACTCTCGAAACTTTAAAAGTTCGAGTATCAATCAATCTGGTGGAGATGAGGAGAAACTAATTATATACATTTTACATTAGCCCTTATATTGTAACAAATATTGATTTTTCCTTTATAAAATAACTATTTTTGTCAATTTTTTACATTGTTTTTGGTATAAAAAATATCGCAAAAATAAGCATATATTTGACAAAAACAAGACCAAAAGCAAGACCAAAATTTTAATTACTAACCATAGTTAACTTTTTTATTATTTCTTTTATTTTTTTACTATTAGGATATACACTTTTATAATATTTTAATTCATGTTCAAGTATTTCTTTTTTTGTTTTCATATTACACACCTCTTAAATGTTTGTTATAATAACAATTAAATTGATATATGTCAACAAAAAAACTAGGATTAACCTAGTTTTCTAAATTCAAGTGCTTCAAGTCTTAATGATTGACCTACAGTACCAATAGTAGAAATACCATCAGCTTTAGTCCATCCTGTATCTCCAACATTTTCAATATGCCCTCTATATTCAAAATTTCCTTTTAGCCTAATACATTCTAGTCTTCTACTTTCTCCAGTTGTTCCTATTACGGTATCTTTATTTATAACACCATAATCTTTCCAACCAATGTCTTGCATATGAACCGAAGCTTCTACTTGGAAAGGGGCGTCTATTCTTATTGCCTCAAGTCTTAAGCTTTGACCTTTAGTACCTATCATACTATTTGACCAATCTTGCCAACCAATGTTTTCAACGTGACCTTGCATTTTTAACTCATCTGTTGGTAGACCTGGTAAATCTTTGGATAAATATTCTGTTGGGTTTATTTTTACATTGCTTGGTGTTCTTACTTCAAAATGAGTATGAGCTCCGTAAGAGTTACCTGTATTGCCCATTAAACCAATAACTTGTCCTTTTGTTACATGTTGCCCCATTGAAACATTAACAGTTTCTAAATGTGCATATAAAGTACAATAACCATTTGCGTGTTGTATTTTTACACAATTACCGTAACTTGCATTACCATGTGAACCACGGTTATTTTTTTGACCTGTTTGTAACCAAATTACCTTTCCATCGGTGTGAGCTAATACATTATCAATAGTATGCCCTTCGCCTACTATATCAACTGCATAATGTGTTGAACTAAATCCTTGTGTAATTTCACATTGCCTTTTTTCTAAAATTCTACATTTCATATTATTCACTCTCCCTAACCCCTAAAATAGTTTTAAATTTATCTATACAATCTGTTATATATTTTTTATACGCTGTAAATAGCATAATAGCCATTTCTAGCACTGTTATTATATCTTCTGGTACATTTATACCTATTCGACTTAAAATCGCTGGTACAAGCTCTAAAGTAAGGCAAAAAGCCAACATACATAAAGCTATTATTATTGATTTTAATAATCCTCTAAAAAGTTTCTTCCAAGAAAACTTGTTTTTTCTATTTGCTATTAAACTTCCTAGTACTGTATTTACAATAATTGCTATTGCTAACATACCCATTAGATATGTTATAGTTAATAAATTATCTATCATATATATTCCTTCCTTCTATTTTAATCCAAGCTTAATTAGTGCGTATGCCAAAATTGCATAGAACAAATAATCAATAAGCTTGTCCCATTTCATGCCTTTGCTTTTGTCATTACTCTGTAATTTTGTATCTATTCTTTCAACTGCATTTTCAACCTTGCCCATTCGATAATCCATCTTTTCCATAATTGAATATGTTCTTTCAAGATTAGTAATTTTAACCTCTTGCTCATCGAGCCTATGTGTATTAGATTTCGACCTTGATTCAATGTCAGCTATCTTCTCTATATATTTATCTTCCACATTTCTATTCCTTTCTATATTCTCTATATTCTTTAACTTTGTATTTCCAATAGTAATTGTCCGAAGTCCACATTTCATAATCTTTCGTAAATGGGTCGTATTTTAAATATGATATTTGTGGGCTATTCCATACAATTTCCAAATATTCTTTATTCTCTATTAAATAATTTCTTAATCTTAATAGATTGTCTATTTCGTGTGAGTACATATCATTCACTCGTAATATACATAAATGTACAAGTATATTGTTTATTAGCTGAATCACCATATTTATTTGGTGAACCATAATGTATTTGTAGCCCACCTGTATCATTTAACACTACTCTTGCACAGTCATCACTTGCACCTCGTCCTCCTACTAATTGATAAGCATCATATTTTTTTATATTCAAAGGCAATCCTGATATAATTACAGTACCGTTTGGGATTAGACTCTTAAACGAAATAATATTAATATTAACAAATACCATTTTACCAATTTTAAAACAAATGTAACTTAAATCAGTTGAATATACATATTCTTCATTGAAATTAAGAGTTATCGGTTTTGCTATATCATTCAAGGCATTATTAACAGCATTAATAGTAGGAGCGTCGGTCTTGCTATTACCAGCTAAACTGTCTACTATATTTCCTGTTGTTGCTATTACATTTGATACTTTCTTTATCCTCATATTATACCTCCTCGCTTGTTGGTTCGTCATTTATTGTATTTACTGTGTTTGTAGCTGTATCCGTTGTTTTAGTGTAATTGACTGTAATATGAAATGGGTGATTTATATAAGTTTTCGAAAATATTGCAATCATTTGCCCACTACCCTTTTCTATTTGTATTATTGAACCTACAGTTTCAGAGAACTTTAAATCTAAATCAGTCCAATATTGCCCACCTGCAAGACTTTGACCATATTTTCTTATTACTGTATCTATATTAGGAATAGTTCCAATAATTACATTTTCATCAATTTTCAAAATTGTACCTTCAATTGTCTTACTATATATTGGTTTACCATCAATCCATGTTCCTATTATTTTCTCCTCTGTTGAATAAACACTAGGGTCGGTTACTTCTTCCCAACCATTAGGTACATCCGTACCATCATAATCAACTTTCGTTCCGACTGGTAGGGTGTCGGATACTTTAAACTTTATATCTTTAAATTCACCCGTAATAGGGTTTTCATATTTTATTATTGCCATAATTATTACCTCCTTAATCATAAGTTTCTATTCTATTTATAGCATATATAGAGCTTGATAATCTATCATTCCATGCACCATTTGTTGAATTAAAAAAACCTGCTTTAAACACATAAATTTTTTTTGTATCAATATTATATTTTGCTGCTATAACATAATAATTAGTATGATTTTGTGAATCACTTTCATCTAAAACAATAGAACCTGCCATATCTTTTATATTTTCATTAGAATTATTTATTTCTATTGTAAATGACCCACTTACAAATACACCAGCGCTCTCAAATGGTATACTTACATAGCATTTTAAGAATCTTTTTATATTTGAAAGCGTAAGAGTTTGTCCCTCTCCACCAGATAATCGACCTTCCCATATAACTTTTGGAATAGATTTTTTAACAGCTTGTACGCTAGGTGCTAAATATGTCTCATTTCCAGCAAGCGAATTTGTTACTTCACTTACACTTCCTGAACCCTCTTCGCTTGTGTCTACCCATATTTTTGTATCTTCTGGTGGGTTATCATTACCAATATATATATCTTTTGAACTAGCTCCTTCATCATATAGCTGTTTGATTGCTTCGTCCATATGCTTTAAATTTTCTGCATTTACAGGTGTGGTTCCACTTACCTCTGCAGGAGTTACTATCCCTGTTGTCAAATCTGCAATCGCAGGGTTAATTATTTTTCCATCTTCCCATCCAACTGGGTTATATATTTTAGCCATTTTTTATCATCTCCTTCAATTCACTAACTTGCTTTTGCAAGTTCTCAATTTGTTCTTGTTGTTCTTGAATTGCTTTTGTTGTTAATGACAATAGATTTAAAGTATCTATTTGATATAATGCTTTTTCATCTTTATTTTTTATTACTAAATCTTTATCTATTTTTTCCAATTCTTGAGCAATATAACCGTTATTAATATGCTTATTATTTTCTTTCCAATCAAACGAATAATGTTTTATTTTTTTTATTTCATCTATTGCATTAATGCTTGATTCTTTTATATTTTTTTTCAATCTTTTATCGGACAGTGACGCTTTTACTGTTAAATCGCCTAGAAATGTACTAAAGACTATACCACCTTCTCCATTTCCGACAATTCTTGACACATATAAATTTGACCACTTAGACAAATCAGTAGTTATAACCCCTGCATTTGTTGTGTCATAAAATGATAAACTTCCAGTTATTGGTTGCCCAAATTCAACAGAATTATTAAATAATGTGTATTCATAAAAAGTTAATATAGGATTGTCACTATCATTTAATAATCTTAATATTGGTGTAAATGCATTACTATCTGAATAACTTTGCCTAAGCCACATTAAAGCTTGGTCTTTGAATATTTTAGTTGTAGCTGCCAAATAATCATATTTGCCAACTAAAGGTTCTTCTCCAGTAAATCTTTGACTCCCCATTTGAATTAATTTTGTGTTGTTTTTGAAAAAAGACATTCCATTTGTATCTAGTGTTGCAAGTTTATTACCACTTGAGTCTTGAATTTCTATATTTCCACCTACTATTTGTGCATTTTTCATTTTAGCATTATTGCAATCTATGTTACCGTTTTTATCAGCTTTAAAATTTGTACTATCTATAACAACTCTATTACCTTTAAATTCGACAATATCGGCACTTGCATTTACCATTGAAACAACTTGGCCATTGTCATCTTTGTCAATTTTAAGTTCTAATTTGCCGTTGATATTATTTTCTAAAGTATCATATTTACCATTTACTTCTTGTGTTATGCTTGATTCAGTTTGACTAATTTTTGAATTCATTTCTACTTTAGTTGCATAAAATTCATTCATTTCGCTATAGATTAAATACTTAACATATAATTGATAATTTGGTTGTTCTTTAATATAAATATAATTAGAGTGCTCTAGTAATTCTATTTTTATTGGACCTATATTTTCCACAATAGGATTATCTAGCTTAACTACTTGTGAACCTGTATATTTTAAATACCTTGTAATCGAACTAACTATAGCCCCATCAGATGATATTGATATTTTTAATTCATCTTTAATGTTCTTCAATGAACGTAATGGTTCATTTATCTCAATCGAATATTCTTTTAAATTTTCAGTTGGCTTGTTACTGTTTTCACTATCTACACAAATTGTTATTTTTGATAATTTAGGTTCATTATAAGATAATGGAACATAACTTGCGCCAGGATAAAATGTATTAGGATATAAAAGATTTTTCATATTTGTAAAACCACTTATTTTTAATTCTAATGGATAATATTTTAATGCGTCTTCTATGAATACTTGATCATTCCCAGAAACTTCTTTTGTCATACCATATTCACCACTAATTTGTTGCTCTATAGTATCCAATTTCTGTTCCACTTTTGATATTTTATTCGTGTTTTCTGATGTTTCTTCCACCAAAGCTGTTATTTTCTTTTTTTGTTTATCTAAATCAATTTGCGTATTTGATAGTTTTTGACCCAACGAAATATCTTGTTTTGTTTTTATTTCTTGCTTTGTTAAAGCAGGGCTTTCAATAACGCTTGTAAATGAGCCATCATATGTAAAATTATGTTTTAAGACGTATGTATCAAAATAATCTGTATCATTTACATAAATTCTTATTTTAGCTCCAAGTTTTAAAAATGGTTTACCATAATACGTAGTTAATTTGCAATCTACATATTTCATTCCTTTAACTCTATTCCAAATGTAGTTAATTGCTTGTTGTCTCAATTCAGCATTATGTAGTATATAATCATCACTAATTATTATTGAGTTTTCACCATATATCTTTATACTTTCATCATCTTTAATAGTTAAATTTTCATCGTCTACTTGACTGTTTTTAATAATCAAACAATTAATAGGTCCACATACAATTTGCCCACCTTCAACACTGCTATAATCATTTAAATTAAACACGTAATCAGGTTCTTCATTGCTACTCAACCAGCACAAATCAATTATGTTTGTATCATTGTCTATATCAACAAATGAACAAGATATTTTTGCTATTGTTTGCAATACTGTTCGATTTTTTTCTCCATTTGTAAATGGGTTATCATAAATTGGAATTGTACTATTAATAAATTCTAATGTTTTTGGTGTTAATCCCAAATTCGAGCATACATCAGCATATAAATCTGATACAGTCTTATTTCCAGTAGAATAATTAATATTACATACATATTTGCTATCAAGATTTGTATAAAGGTTATCATATGCTGTTATTTGGCTGTATTGTGCCGTTATTTCATTGTTTGGACGTTCAACCTTATATTCACCCATATTTACATATTCAGTGCTTAAATCGGCGTATTTAACACCTGCTAAGGCTTTCACATATTTGTCCACTAAATTATTTTGATCTGCTATGAAATTTGCTTTTAAACATTTTGAATATACTGAACCAATAATATTACCATCTGCATAGCAACCACTATCAATTTCAAAACTTTGTAAATTATTAGATTGAGTTATTGGATTATCTAACCCATTCACAACTATTTGCCCCAAACGGTTACCATTTGCTCTGTTTTTACATTCATTTATAAAATTTGTACTTATCATATCCCACCTACAATTCTATTACTGCTTGTGAAGCAGGATTATATAATTCTACAATTCCATCTGGTGTTATATATGGAAGCATGGATTGTGCAGCTCTATCTCCACGATAACAAGATATATTTTGCCATTGTTTAGTAAATGGATTTAGAAAATCAACGCTTATTGGAGCAGGTCTTTTTATAATTTCAGCATAGAAGTCTACAACTTCATCATCTGTAAGAGGTCTTGATACTAAATCAATTCTCCATTTAGTATTAATAACATTCAACACCATTGTCCCATCAGCGTTTGTAGTATCACGCCCACTGTTTTTAGACACATCATACCATGATATTTTGGTATTGTTCGACAAATATTTAGATATATCGACACCATTTAATTTGACTTTAGATACTACTAATACAGGCCCTGCCAATACATATTTATAGCCATTTGCGGTAAATTCTTTTATCATAATTTCACCATCTTTCAATTTCCCTTTGAAAGAAAGTGCTACACATTTTATATTTTATTTGATATAATTTAATTAACTTGCTAGTACAGAAGTAGGAAGGAGTATATATGAAGAAATTACTATTTATTGCAGTATGTTGTTTATGCCTATGTGGGTGTGGAAATAAGGAGGATATAAATAATACATCAAATAATGAAAACAGCAATAAAAATAATCAAATTGAATCAGTTACATTAAATTCAGACAATGAATATTTCCAAATCAGTTCTATTGATTTTTCTAAATGCGCATATGATAACGAAACATTTAGTGGGACTATTTATTTTACATCTACGACAAAGCAAAGTTATGTTGAAACATACAGTAAATATTTTTATAGAACAATTTATTTTGGTTTCTATGATGAAGATGACAATCTTGTAAATACAGAAATTGTTCAAAATAATTATTTATATTCAAGAGAATATACCCAAGAAGAAAATTCATATGTATCATTTTCAAGTCATAAACCAATAACAAACGTCAAAGTAATAAAAATAGTCATTGAAAAACCTATTCAAAGCACTAATAACAAATAGTGCTTTTTTTAGCATGTAGGAATTGTTAGAGGAAATTTTCCTGTTTGCTTTGTTCTTTGCTCTATTCTGTCAATTACTGTTCCTTCATCTGTATGAACATGAACTTCTATTTCACCAGATTGTCCGTTAAATTGGCTCATAGCCATAGCTACTGCTTCGTACACACCTGATTTTATACCTTCTACTATCATTTCATTATTTGCAACTGCTGTTTTACCATTGTTGAACTTACCAACCAATTCATTATGGTTAGCAAAGAAAAGCCCATCTTCTGGCATACCACCATTTGCATATGCTTTAATATTATATTTTTTTATTGAATGCTTACCTGATGTAATTTCTAATGTGGTACCTATATTAGTTTTGATTCCACTTTTAATTCCACTTCCAATATTTGAACCAAATGTATATCCTATAGACCAACCAGTGGTTTTATTAAAACTAGAATTAAAGAAAGAACTTATATTGCCACTTGAATTTTTTAAAGTTTTCCCAAAATCAGTTATAGTTGTATTTATTTTTTCATCTTTAATCCTTTTAAACTGATTTACAATGTCTTTGATTGCCGATGTTACATTATTTATTTTATCAATTGAAATACTCTTGATTGCATTATAATATTCCTTAAAACTATTACCAAATTTAGATAATTCTTTTCCAAAAGTGGAAATTTTATTGTCACCAGCGAACCAAGAAGCAACACCACCTTGATTAGGTAAATTTTTAGCAAATTCCGCTATTGCTTTAGCACTGTTTGCTGAATTTGTTACAACATCAGGACTTATTCCCTTTATATTATCCGAATACTTTTTTAAATTTTTACCAAAACTAGGCAAACATTCAGAAAAAGTGCTTAATTTATTGTCACCAGTAAACCAAGAAACAACACCGCCTTGATTAGGTAAATTTTTAGCCATTTCACTTATTGATTTTGCTGAATCAGCAGAGTTTTTAATTATATTCGTATCTAAGCCACTAATGTTTTCGGAATATTTTTTAAAGTTTTTTCCAAAACTAGGTAACATTTTACCAAAGTCATTAATGTTATTACTTCCTGCAAACCATGCAGCCAATCCCCCAGAATTAGGGACATTATTTGCAAATTCAGCCACCGATTTTGCAGCCGTTGCAGAAGAAGTTACTGTGCTTGCATCGACATTTACCATAGCTTTAGCAAATTTTGAAAAATATGGTGCAAATTCTGATAAATCTTTTCCGAATTTAACTAAACTATCCCCACCAGTAAGCCAAGAAAATAATCCATCTAATATATCACTAGCAGTTAACAGCATTATTGATTTTGCCAAAGTCCCTATTGCGTTTATACTAGATTCATTAATGTTTTGTGCTTTCTCAAAGAAAGGTGTAGCATTAGTCATAAATTCTGATAGATGCGTGCCTATATTTGGTAAAGCTTCGGTTGCTTTATCAGCAAAACCTTTTACTATGCTTCCAGCAAAGCCACCTATAATATCGCCTAATTTACAAAGTAATTTTCCGCCTTCTCCAACTAGCCAATCAAATCCTGGGATTTGCTTTAGTGCCCCCATTCCTGCCAATAAAATGGATACACCACCTACTACTATTGCTAAATCTGCAATACCTGTAGCTAATGCTAATGCTCCAGCACCACCTAAAAGTCCAACTCCCATAAGTGCTGCAGAAAGAATTCCTAGTGTTAACCCTATATCTGCTATACCATTAAATATTTTTTTCATATTATCAATGCCAGAAGATATAAAATCACCAGCTATATTATTTATAAACCCTGTGGCAACCACTATTGCTTCTGTTCCTAACACCACTATTGCCAAGTCTGCAATACCTTTTGCAATTGTTGAAATTCCAAGACTTCCCATTAACGCAACACCAGCACTAACGGCAGTTAAAGGTATTATAATTTTTGATATTCCTTTAAAAATTTCAACAACCGAGTTAACTCCTGAATTTACCGTTTCATTGAATCCTGGAATTTTTGTAAGTAATCCTATGGCAGTAACAATTACAGTTGCACCGCCAATTACTATTGCCAAGTCTGTCATTCCTTTTACTATTGTTTTAGCATCTGGAATGTTAAATGTTTTTTTTATTTTGTCTTTAAATTTTCCTATATTCTCCAATCCATCTGTTTTTGAATTGCCTGTTAATTTAGAAATAGAATTTCTTAACTTGTCGATTGTTACTGTTATTGGTTTTAATACTGCTTTTACTGTTTTAAATAATAAGAATGCTTCTACTAATTTAGCAATTGTTTTTTGTGCCGATTTATGTTTTGCAATAAATCCTAATAAATCTTTAATTGATTTAAATACTCCGACCAAAATTTTACCAAACGCTCCATTATCAAAATCATCTTTAATTACTTGGAATACTCCTGTGATTGCTTCTTTTCCATATTTAACTATATCTTTTAAATATGAAATCAATTTTCCCATTGTAGTATTAGTATTAGCTAATTTAAATGTTACTTCTCCAGTTAATGGATCTATTTCTTTAGTAAATCCTAACCACTCCATTATTTTATCTCTTATTTCAGTAGCTTTCATTCTAACTTTATCCATACCATTGTCATAGCCTTGTATTGCGTCTAATAATCGTTGATCTATCCCACCTGATGTTCCGCCTGAATTACTGCCACTATCTTTATTTTCATTAATATTATGGATTTCATCAAAGCCTAAAGTTTGTCTTTTCAATTCTTTCACTGCACTACTTGCATCATCTGCACTATCTGCAATTCCATCATAAATACCCTCTTGGCTTGCTATACCGGAATTGTAATCTTTTAATTCGATACCAAACATATCTGCAATTGCTTTTGAGACTTCTTTAATTACCATTAGTATTGCATTTGCATATGGTAACATTTTTGAAAAAGTACCAATAAATAAGCTTGATAAAGCAACTTTTGCTTCTACTAATTGCTGTCTAAATATTTTCAATTGGTTTGAAGGAGATTCAACAGTATTAGCAAGGTCACCCATTGCAATTTTTGCTTGTTTCAATGTTGCTATATATCTAAGTATTTCTTTTTCGGCTTGAGACATATTTTTTACAGATTCTGTTATTCCTAACGATTCAGCTATTGGTTGTAAGCTAGATTGAGTAACATCAATTCCATAGCTTCTTAAAGGTTTTGTTTGCCCAGCATACACCCCTGCTCTAATTGCCTCTGCTGTTGTCTTTTCTGTTTTGTTATATAAAGATGCTAAATCATAAGTTAATTTAGTCATCGTCTCAGACATTATAGATGAATACTTATCTTCTATGCCGACAGTTTCACCCATTGATTCAAATATACCTTGCATATATAATGTTTGTGTTTTATTAGTTCCGAATGCTTCATTCATTCTATATTGAAATTGAGTAGCTGATTTGCCTAATTCAGAAAACATCTGTTTCCCATTTTTCTCAGTATTATCAAATACAACATTAAATAAGTTTAATTGTTCTGTATAATCAATTGCTTCATTCATCCAACCTAATGCAGTTGTTGTTAATCTTTTAACACCTGCAAATGTAAAAACTTTTTTAAATGCATTCCCAAGTTTATCAGCACTACTAGTTGCTTTATCAGTTGATTGCTTTAATTGATTTATATTTTTTGTTGCTGTTGCTGATTTGTTAATACTAGAATCAGTTTTCTTTTCTATACTACCCATCTCTAGATATATATTTGTCAGTACATTTTCAACATTAGTTAAGCTTTTTACTAAGCTTTCAACACTTGCCTTTGCCTCTTGAGCTTTTGACTTAATTTGTAATTCTAATGTTTGTGAATTATCCATTTATTTTTTCACCTACCTTTTCGGTCGTCCCTTTTACGGTAGTGCTATTTTTTCTTATTGCATTTACTTGAGCTATTCTTGCTTTAATATCTGCAACATTCATATCAATTTGTTTTTTCTTTTGCTCTTCAGTAGCTTCTGCCCTTTCAAAGCCATATGGTTTTTCAGAATATTTAACTTTTTGTTTACTAAAAGCATTACATAAGGCAACCGTTACTGCTTCATGAAAATACGCTCCTTGTAGCCATGCATTATTGTTAAATATTTCTTGCTCTGCTCTTAACTTAGTAAAATAAGAAAAACGGTATGCCCAGAATAAGTTAGGGTCATCTTCCCAAAACTCTTTCACAGACATACCGTATGTTATTGCCATAGGCAACAAATCATAAAACCAATCTGTCAAGTTCTTATATTTTTTGCCTTTTTCTTCTTCTATATCGTTATCTACGCCTCGATTATCTCTAGTTCCTCGTCGTTCTCCTTCGAGTCTATATCGGCTAGGGCATTCATAAAAGCTTGATATTCTTCAATTGCAAATCTAACTACTTTAGCTGGATTTTTGCCACTTTTTTTGTAAGTGTCCATTAGTTTGATTGCTAAATTTGGATTAACATCTTTATGATTAGTAATAAATAAACTTGTCCATACTAAGTCATAAAATGTAACTGGTTTTTTATCAAACTCTTCAATACTAAATCCAACTGCTTCAAGCCATTTAATACTATCTCTAGTCATTTCTAAAGTATAATCTTTATCATTTATTTTTAATTTTAATTTTCTCATTGTTTTTCCCCACTTTCTTTAATTATTCAGTTGCTATTAATGCAGTAACTTCTGTTGATGACTTATCAACAATTTGTGTACTTGGAACTGTATGTAATGTACATTCAATTATTCCACCAACTGATACCTCATTTTTCCATGTTTGACAAATACCTGTATATAAAGCACCTGTTCCATCTGGATATTTAATTAAAATATCTTTTGCTGTGTTATCACATACTGTTTTTACAGCAGTTACGTTTTCTTCACTGTAGTTATAAGTGTAATCCATATCTCCAGTATCAGGTCTATCTGGAATATATACTTTTACTGGATCACTTGAAGTTGTTGTTTCAACTGTTCCACCTGCTTGCCCAGTTGCTGGAGCACCTTTAACTGCTACTAATTTTTCTTTTGGGAATTTTGCATCAGAAGTTCCTTTTATTCTGATTTCAATACCTAAATCTAACATTATTTATTCACCTCTCATTGTAATTTCCCTTACAAATTGAAGTGCTACATTCGTTTAATTTGGATAAATAACTAAATTATCTAATCCATATTTTGTATCTAATTTTCCAGTTATTTTAACTATATTTCTATGTACATTAGAATCAGTATTTATTGCGTCTAATTCTGTTTTAATGGTTACATGATAATTATTTTTAAAATAATCAACTACTTGTTCAGTAACTTCATTACAAATAGTTCTTTTTGATGTTTTCCCACTTGCCATTGAATAAACATTTATTTCAATACCAAATGTATAAGTTTCTTCTCCGTAACTTAAATTATTATATTTATTAGTTACTGGAAGTAATTTAACTGGTACTATAGGAAATACTTTGCTTTGTTGTGGCATTGCTTTTGTAACTGTTGGTTTATATATTGACTTTTCTTCAACATATTTTTTTAATTCTGGAAAGATTTTATTTTCAAATATATTTTCAACTATCAATATAAATCACCTACTGTCTTTCTTATTTCAATGTCAACTATGTTTCCTATTTCACTTTTAATGTCTTGAAATGCACTATAGAACATATGCCTACTTGGTAAACCTCTAGTCCAACCATAAGTGCCATCTTCTTTAGGATATAGCCACCCTTCTTCACCATGTTCATTAACATCATATTTCCATGACTTAAATGGTCCGTCTGGGTTAGGGTGTGGATTATTAGAACCTACAATACCTGTACCCATTTCGTTAAAGATAATTACCATATCATTAGTCCATACTCTACCAGTCCTTGTATTATCGTCATATTGCCACTGTATTTGGCTTGTATGATTAGAAATACCATTTGCATAGCAATACTCTAATACTTTGTTATACATCATTTCTGTGGCATATTTAACGGCATTATCAATGCCTTTTGAATAGGCTTCTTGATATTTATTTAGAAACTTTTTTGCTTCCTCTAGGCTTTTCTTCGATAGTTCCATCGTTAGAAGTGTTTTCATCTTCTAATTTGACCTCTTTTATTTTTCCTTCTTCAACAAGCTTATAACCTGCTTTAATAAAGTCATCTCTTGTTTTTTCATCAAAAACTACTATTCCATTTGTAAATTTGTACATATTGCACCTACTTTCCTGTAAGTTTTTCAAAATATATAATTATAACTGAATTACCATCTCTTGGTGGTAATAATCTATAATTTGCATTATCTCCATGATTCTCTTCTCCATCAGGTGTAACACCGTCAAGATAAGCTACATCAAATTCTTTAAATTTACCTTGATATGATATAGGGATAACTGCTTTTTTCATAACACTTGCTTTTTCTCCAAACTCTGCAATATCAGCGTCAGTATTGACTGGTTGATAATTAAATTTATATGGTTTGCTATTTGGTTTATCATATATATTAATTTCATTGCCTTCAATATCTAACTGTGCACCAATTTTACTTGCTATATAAACATCTTTAACCCATTTTTCAGGGTCTATATTAACTATTGGTATCATTTAGGAATACCTGCCTTTGGAACTAGTTCTCCTAACAAATCGTTTGATAATAGCGATGTTAAAAATTGAACTGACAATCCATTTTCACTGTAAGATTGATATCCAAGTCTTTCCATAGCTTTGTATAATTCAATAGCGCATCTTGTTTGCCAATTTGCTAATCGCTTGTTGTTTTCAGCATTTATTGTTGTTTTTGTTAAATCATAAGGATAAAGTGTATTTAGAGCCACAATTTCTGCGTCATCTAGTTTTAATTTAAACTCTTCGTCCTTTGACTGATTGGCTACATCGCCTAAGATTTCTAGTCGCATTTTCTTTAATTGTTCTTCTTGACTCATAAATACACTTCCTTACTTAGTTATATTTTTATTTTCCAGTTGTTGTTGAAGCTGTTGCTGTTTCTGTTACAGTTACTACTTTTTTACCAACTGGTTTAGTAAATTCAGTAGATAATCCTGTAATCTTTCCGTGGAACCATTCTGGACCATGATCTAATCCAATTTGACCAAATAATTGATATTTAGTTCCTGCTCCTGTTTTTGCTAATTCTTCTAAGAAGAAGTTACCTTTACCTGGAACTGGTTGTTCAACTGGTCCAATTACTGATGGATTAATAACTAATACTGTACCTGCTGGAATAAATTCACCTAAAGCACATCTTACTGTTGTTCCTACTGGTAAAATTAAATCTCTTACTTGAATACCATAAGCACTCATGTATTCTTTACCAATTGGCATACCTAATTCAACAGCATCGCCATGTAATTGTAGTAAGTTTGTTGAATTCATTAATAATACTAGGTTAGAAATATCTCCACCATTATCATTAATTTTTGAAACAATGTCATTTACTAACCATAAATCTAATTTTGCACCTTTAGCAGCGATTACATTAGTAGTGATTGCTTCTACCATACCTCTTGTTTTATTAACTGTTGCATCAGTTGTTGCTTTATTATAAGTACCTTGAATAAATGTTTTTTCAATACTTCTTTTTAATTTTTCCATTTTTCTAGCAACTTGGAATGATAACTCATCTTGTGGGTTTGCTTGTTGCCCAGCTAAATTAACACCACTTAATGTAGCCATATTAGATTGTTTTGCATATGAAATTGCAACAGAATCCATAAATATTTGAGTAACATTACTTATTTGACTTCTCTTAACAAATGATGCAGTTGGAGCAGTTAATGAAGCTGTTTCACTTATTTCTGGAATTTCTCCTTCTTCACTTGTATAAAATTGTCCACATACGAATTCAACTGAATTTGTATATTTAACTCCACCACTAATCATATTTAAAAATGGAGTTTTTGTATTTGCTTTGTTATATAATAGTCCTGAATAATTAGGAACATTAAAACTTTGTACTGTTTCAGCACCTGTCATTTTTATTCACCTCGTTTAAAATTTCTATTCCCTTTTTTTCTAAACGAGTGCTACATCATTATTTCATTAATTTTGATTTTTCTTGTTCTGCCATGAAAATTTGAGTAGTTAATTGAGTTTGTTTTAAAATATCCTTGTTTTTTATTGCTTCATCTAATTCTTTCTTTAATTCTGCAACTTTATCAACAGGATTAGCACTTTGAGTACCACCTACTGGTTTTGGTGTACCATTTAATAATTCAGTAGTAGTTTCATTTTTTGTTTGTTCTTTTGTTTTATTTAATAATGTAATAAAATTATTTGCTAATTTTACTGATTTATCACAATCTTCACTTATGATATTTTGTAAAGTTTCTTTTAATTCAGTATCTTCATCAGTAATTTTAATTCCATTATCTAAGAATAAGCCTTTTACTGCTAGTTCACTTGTTTTAAGTGCATTTGCTTTTTTATCTACTTCTAATTGTTTTAACTCTGCTTCTCTTTTTTCATCATCAGTCATTTTTGATTTTTTGAAATCATCATATTCAGTCGATAAAGTAGTATAGTTACTTTCTACTGTTCTATATTTAGCATTTAAATCATTATATTTATCTTTTGGAATCATTAATGTTGCTAAACTTTTCGCAATAGCATCAACTCTTTCTTCATTAGTTGTAAGTGTTTCATCACTTAATACTTTTTCGATTTCTTCTTTCATTTCTATACCTTTCCCACTCTTACGTTTTTATGGATGTCTCGTCTCATCAATGGAGTGTTGTAGATTTATGCTCTCTACAATAAGCAAATTTATATAAACTGATAAATCAGTTCGTATACTAAATGGTCTGGTATAAAGGATTTGAACCTCTACTCCCTACATCCCAAATGTAGCGCCTTACCAAATTAGGCCAATACCAGATATGGACCGGTATATCAGATTTGAACTGATACAAAATGCTTGGAAGGCACTTATGCTACCAATTACATCAATACCGGATGGCAAATCGACTAGGATTTGAACCTAGACAAACAGTTTTGGAGACTGTTATGCTACCGTTACATCATCGAAATATGGTGCCGAAAGTAAGAATTGAACTCACAACCTACTGCTTACAAAACAGTTGCTCTACCAATTGAGCTATTTCGGCAAAAATTCCAAAGGCTTCTAAAGTTTCTTTGGCTTGGACTTACTTATAAGGCTTTATAGAAGTTGTACTTCCTTCAAAGTTTCTTATAATGCCTATTTATTAACCCCTCCAGACTCATCCTTTGAGGCAGATGTCGTCTTATTAAGACTTCCATCGCTATTCTCGTTATTTTGTTTTATTTGTTTATTCGCTTGTCCGACGAACAATTTAATCCAATTTTCTATACCACCATAGAATTCCATTGATTTATTAAATGTTTCATTTGGATCACTATATAATCCACTTGTTGTCATAGCAACATCTGGTGATATACCGCTTTGAATCTGATTCATCATACCTTGTGATTTAACTAAGAAATTATCTGATTTATTTCTTGTAAATTTTTGGTCTATATCTTTTAATGTTAATGTTTTAATTTGACTATTTGGAGCAAGTCTACATATTCTTAAAATTAGTTTAAGCTCCGGTTTGGAACATCTTTTAAATTCCATTTCATCGCCATCTGCTCTTGCGTCAGCCATTGTCCAACCTTCACCTAAATACCTAGCTTGTCCAGTATCTCCACCACTTGCTTTATCACTATTTTTAGGAATACCTACAATATTTAAAGCAGTATTGAATAATCTATCGTGTAATACTTTTGTATTATCATGTTTTATTTCATTTGATATTAATTTTAAATCTGCTGGTCTACTTGGATCTGATGTTGCGATTTTAATTGCTCCTAAATCAAGCAATCCTTCATAATCTTCTCTATCAATATCTTGGTTAACAAATACAAGTAAGCTTTGTATAAATTGTTCTAATCCGTCCATTTCATCAGATGTAATTCTATTTAAATTATTTAATATATCCATAACTATTTCGATAATTCCTATTCTTGATTTATTTAAGTAATATTCAAATATAGGAATTTCATTTAATATAGTAGGTTTTATAAGTTTAACCTCAAATGCTGATGCAACGCTTGGACTAATCATTTCATAATAAGCATTTTTCGTATATACACTACCTTTTATCGTGTAATCCTTAACACCTCTCGTATAAGTACAACCAAATAGTTTCTTATGAGGTAATCTACTAGAATAAACACAAAATGTTGTTTTGCTATCAAGATTTTCTATCATAAAAGGACTATCTTCATTTATATCTGGAAGAACTAATCTGTGTCCTATTCCTGATATATATAGGTCTTCTGCTAATTCAGTGTCTTTTGGATATTTATCCTCTGCTAACATATAACTATTTAAAGCTCCTACTTCTTCATTAGCAACATCACCACGTTGTACATACTGTATTGGTTTACCAAAAACAAATGACTTTTTAAATTCAACCATAAAATAAGCATTATTTTCTACTACTTTGTTATTTATAGTTGGTCTTACTTCTTTAACTTTATCTAAAATTGGTTGAAAACCTTTATAATAGTTTTCTAAATAATTAATTTCCCTTGAATTTTGTAAATGAACACTAAATACGTCATTTAATATTTGTGTAATTGTTTGTTCGTTCATTTCTTCTGGTTCATAATCTGCATAAATAATATGTCTACCAAATAGTCTTACTTCATCTTGAACCGGCATTACTGGTTTATCGGTAGGTATTTGTGCATTTGTATTATCATCAACTGGTATTTCAGTTGTTTTTACTTCTTCATTTTCCATTAATTCACCATCTTTCATACTTTGGTATTCCCAAAATATAAAATAAGGGAACACAACAATAAAAATTAAATTCTTACGGTTATGCTCCCGTGTAGCACTAAACGGTCAATGAAGGGAAAAACTAGACCGTTCGCTACATTTATACATTATTAATAAAAAAATTGTTAGTTACGAAGTATAAAAGTCCAACATAAATTGGACTTATTTGTCAAAAAGGTCGTCTTATAGCAACCGGTTTAGATAAAGTCCCTTTACCAAAAATATTTTCACTTGCATACATACATACTGAATCAATACCATCATCATGTAAATTTGGTTTATCAAAAGAATATTTAGTTATATTATCCATCATTCTGCCAATATCAGTATTTGGCCTAACAATCGATTTATCAGGAAATACAATTTGTTTTTGAACAATACCACGATTATTCTTTATTCTTTCTTCTTTTTTAACAGTATTATATTTTTCAATAATAATACACCAATATATACATCTAGCATGTAATCTATCTTCTAATAGTCTTTTTAATGAAGTATCAATGTTATTTTCAATTACTAATGTTGTAATTCTATGCTCAATTATTTTTTCAATTATTTCACCATATAAATCATCCATTGGTTTTTGTTTATAAATGGCATCAATTAAATAATGATTACCATTATTGTCATTCTTAAATATTGGCATAGATACATTGTCTTTCCCTTTACGAGCTGTATCTAATGTTGCCATTGAATTTGGTGTTAAATGAACATTTAATAATTCTTCATTTGTATATGTTCTAATACATTCCCATGCAAATTCTCTACCAGTAGGTGCAATAGGATTTTGTTGATATACACAACTAAATAAAAATGGATCTGTATTTTGTTCAATTTGTTCTGCTATTTGTTGTGGATACACTTCACTACAAGTTGTTTTATGATTTTCATCAAGCATTGGTACACGAATAACTATCGTTGATTTATCTTCACTTTCCATAACATAAGGATTGTCAGTTAGTTGTAATGTTGATATTTTATTTCTATCTTCAATTATTCTATTTAAAATGTCTTCCGGTGTCCACTGAGTACCAACAAATATAAATTTACATCTAACACCATCTCGTCTATTCCACCATTCAGTATTCCACTTATCATATATTCCTCTATGAACACTTTCACTATTTGCTTCTTCTGCCCCCTTTGTCATATCATCAAATATAATTGCAAATGAAGCTCTTTCTCCAGTAGTTGAACCGTTACGAGTTCTTGCTATATGATTTGATTTAGGAACATTAGCGTTTTTTATTTTCCAATCTGATTCTCTTTCTACTTCAAATGGCTTTCCATTATATAATTTAAACAAAGGAAATATTTCGGCAAATTCAGGACTAGATATTATTCCCTTAACAGTTCTACTAAAACCTAAAACCAGTTCATCAGAATAAGACATTCTTATTACAGAATTATTAATACTTATACCATAACCCCAAGCAGTAAATAATGTTGCTAAATAAGATTTTCCCATTGATGGTGGATAAGATACTACTAGATATTGCAATCTATCATCAAATGCTATTCTATTTAAGGCATCTACATATGGCTTTAATACATTTCTACGGTTTGCTAATACCTTTTTAGTTTGATTAAATTCTATATAATCGCAGAACGATTCAAAATCACGCCTTGCACAAAAACAATAGGCTCTTTTATAATAATCAAAAAAGAGAGCCATGTTTTCTATATTGCTCCCTTCTGTTAATTTATGTAATATTGGAATTAGTTTAGTCTTTGCTACTTTAACACTACCTAATTCATCTTGTTTATACATTTCTTCAAGAATACTCAAAGCACTATTACACCAGTCTAATTTATCACGTTCTTTCATTTTTGATGATTTAAGAACATTTAATATATCTATAAAAGTGCTTTCAAGTGTTGTTTCTTGCTTTTTTATTTGGATTTTATCTCCAACTTTTATCATCTAATCACTCTCTCTTTATATTTTCCCTTAGAGAGTGCCACACTATTTTATATTATTTTAAATTAAACATTTTTAAAATGTCGTTCCCAGCGTATGTAGTTGGCAATTTGCCATCCCATTTTTCAATAAACTGTTTCATCAAAACTTCATCAGTTACATTTTGTTTTAATAATTCATTTGCTTTATTTGTTGCCTCTGCTTCTACAATTTTCTTTTCAGCTTCGACTTTTGTTTGTTCAAGTTCTTGTTGTGCCTTTAATACATTCTGTTCTGCAACTGCTTTTTGTTCTATTGCTTGATTATAAGCTTCACTAAAATCAAAATTATTTATTGCAACCGATACGCTATTTATTCCATAATTTTTGATTCTCTCATTTAATGTATTATTAATATCAAGTGATATCTCACTTCTCTTTGTCACTAATTCTTCTGATGTATATTTTGAAATAACACCTTTGATTGTTTCCTGAATTGCAGGTTCTAATATAGTGTCACTATAATTTATTCCAACTTTTTTATACAACTCTACAACATTAGTTCCATCAATTTGATAATTTATAGAAACCTTAATATTGTTAACTATTTGCATATCTTTAGTTGAAGTACTTAATGTGTCTTTATTTTCGTATTTTTGTACTTTAATATTTATTTTTTCTATTTTTTCTATTGGAGATTTAAAAATTATACCTTCGTTAGTTGTACTACCAACAATTTTGCCAAATCTTGTTTTTATTCCAATCTCTCCTGTTTTTATTGTTGAAAAACAACCAAACAAAATTATAATCAACCATAATAAACTGATAATCATTCTAGGTTTAAATTCCCATTTTTCTTCTTCTGTATTTATTCCTAATAATCCTGCCGTAACAACAACTAAAATTATACTTAATATTATTAAAAACATCTTTTACACCTCTATTCCTTTGGCATTTCTATAAATACATTAGCACCATTTTCTAAACATTCAAAAATGTGCTTATCTAATTGCTTTTTAACTTCTAATGTTCTTTTGTTTGTAGGATATTTAGCAACTACAATGTTGTTGTCTGTAACAATTACATTTTCTAGTTCTTTATCTTCAAAATAATCCTTATCAACACCTAATTTAGTTGTAATTAATTCTACTAATTTTGGTTTAGGTTGTTCTTGATTCTCTAATACTCTTTTAATATTATCTCTATAACTATTACCTACTAAAGTGATAAGTTCATCACTTGTCATTTTCTTTTCTTCTAATAGTGATTTTAATTCATCACCTATAACTGTTTTAGGATTTCTTTGTCCTATTCCTAAAAATTTCACCATTCCTGTAAATTTTTCATCTTGACTTATAATTAACATATTATTCATTTTCTATTCCTTCTTTCCTTAAATAATCTAATAGACAATTGATTTTAGAAATACAATCATCTATATGTTTTGTTGCAAAGCCTTCTTCATCATATGATGCTTTTTGCTTTTGTTTTCTTTTTAATTCCCTTTCAAAATAATCAATCATATGTGTTTTTACTGGTATTGTCTGAATAGTACCATCATCATTAAATATAACAAAATCACAATTTAATAACACTTTATTAATCCTGCACCAGCCTATATCATTTGTTATTGATGACTTAGCAAATCCTAATGTTGAATATGTTTTACCATTCTTGCTAAAACGACCATCTTTAAGTCTAAACAAACCATTTCCATTGTTTCTTATTTTTACGCCTAATACCATATTTGCCTACTTTCTTCCAAATATTTCTTTCAATAAAACGAACACTAATGCGCATACTAATCCATGCCAAAATGTCCATACAAATTTTATACCAAATGCCCATATTATTAAATTACCTAGTCCCCAAAATATAAGAGCTGATAAACTTAATACAAAGGCAATCATTAATATCGTTCCTAATCCAATTAATAAATATTTCATCTATTCACCTCTATCAAAATGTTCTTTTAATTGACCATTTTTCATTCTTACATATTTGCTTATTATATTTTTATAATTAATTACAAAACCTTCAACATTTCTATTTACTTTGTTTGTATACTTCTCATAAATACTATCTAATTGTTCTTTATTTGGTAAATTAATCAATTCAGTAACTTCTGGTACTATTCCAATGAAATTAGGTATTTCTTGACTTACAAATGGATATATAAATAATTCATGGTCATAAATTAAGTTATATAAATTATAATCATCATCTATATTTGCTTTTGCAAACATATACCATCTTTTATAAAATTCATCAACATTATATTTTAGGCAACCCATTCCTATCCATTCGCCACAAATTGCACTATTATTATGTAACTCAGTTTCTAATATATCTTTATTGTCTAATAGCCATTGATACAATCCTTTATATAACATTCCTTTTTGTTCTTCAATTTCATCAATGCAAATAATATTATTCCTTTGTGCAAAGTATAATTTGTCATCTTTCTTAAAAAATACTAAATTACTACCATCTATCTTTTCAGTAAGATAAACTTTATCACCTTTACAGCTAACTCTTTTTGTCTTTGGATAAATTTCTTTTTTTATCATTTAATTTCACCTACTTTTTTTATTATTTCTTTTAATTCTTTTTGACCTTCTTTTGTTGTTGGTGGCGCAACCATTGATACAAGTATATTTGGTTGTAGTCCTAATGCTTTTTCATATTTAACAAGAACTTTAGGCCTAAAAGACCATTGCCCATGAAAATAATTTGATATATTTTGAGGAGTTGTCCTACTTTCGCCTAGTTGTTCTTCTATTTTGTTTAATTTTTGGCATAATTTAGCATTAGTCCATTTTTTCTTATGAAGAATCATTTGTATATAATCAGATACATTTATCATTAAATATCATTTTCCTTAATAATTTTTAATTTTCTTTCTAACCAAGAAGAATTAGTATTTATTAACATCTTTTTTGTATTTATTAATAAATTCCATATTGTTTTATATTCACTTTTACTTACTTCCTTTACAAGATAATAATCATATAATTCTTGTCCATACCAGCCTAATGTATTATCTATATAATGCCCTTTTGAATCTTGATTTATAAAATGGACAAACACTTCATCATTTCCTACACAAATTGTTAATAAAACTTTATAACCGTTGTCATAAGCGTCTTGAACAGCGTTTAGATGACATCTAGCATTCAAATAAGTTCTACCACCTACAAAATCATTTATATTTAGTATTTCGTAATTTGCTTTAACAAAGCTAACTATTCTATCTTTAATTTTTTGTTTCATTCTTCCACCTTCTTTATTATTTGAATTGTCCTAGCTCGTCCATTTTGAGTTTTTATATATCCTTTATCCTCTAAAATAAGCAATTTCTTAAATACTGTGTTAACATCACACTTTAATATATTGGCAAGTTCACGATTTGTAGGACTATAGCCATATTCATTAATAAACCATTCAATTGCTTCCAATAACATTTTTTGTTTAATTGTTAACATCTAATCACTAGCCTTAAAGTTATATATTGGTTTAATTATTTTAATAATATCTACTGTATCGCTTATATTATCAATTATTTCTTGCATTGGTTTATATACAAATGGAGCTTCATCAATGGTATTTTCATTTATTGATGTCGTATAAATATCTTTCATACTTTCTTTATATTCATCTAAATTAAAAGTTTCTTTTGCTTTCATTCTAGACATTATTCTACCTGCTCCGTGAGGTGCTGACTGATTCCAATCATCATTGCCTTTCCCAATTCCAATAATACAACCATCTCGCATATTCATTGGTATTAATACCATTTCACCTTTTTTAGCAGATATAGCACCTTTACGAACTATGTTATCTTCAAATGATATATAATTATGTATTGTTTCAAAATTATTGCCTGGAAATGACAAAGCACAATTTAGATGTTTCATAATTTCAATAGCTATGTTTTTTCTATTGAAGCTAGCAAATTCTTGACATATTTTCATATCGTGTAAATAATCTTCTCTATATTGTCCTTCCAAATATGCTAGGTCCTTTGGTATTTTCTTATGATCTATTTTATATTTTTCTTTTAATTCCATTAAAGCAGATTGTATTTCTTGTTTTCTTCCTTGTTCTTTATATTTTTTGATTAATTCCTGTTGTTTTTCTTTATATTCACCAATATTATAGTTACATAATTGATTAGCTAATTCTTGATAATACTCTGCTACTTGTTTTCCTAAATTTCTTGAACCTGTATGAATTACTAAATATTTATTATTATCTTCATCAATATCAATTTCAATAAAATGATTACCACCACCAAGTGTTCCAATACTTCTTTCTAATCGTTTTGTATCTTTCAGCTCTCTATAACACTTTAAATCTTGTAATTCTAAAAATTTATATTTTCTCTCATCATGAACTTCAAATCCACTAGGAACATATTCTCTAATAATCTTATCTAATTTTTCTAAATCTAAATCAATATTGCCTAATTCAACGCATAACATACCACAACCAATGTCAACACCAACAATATTCGGAATCACTTTATCACCTAAATTACCAGTAAAACCAATTACACAACCTTTACCAGCATGAACATCTGGCATTATACGGATTTTACTATCTTTAAATGCCTCTTGGCCTAATAATTCATTTATTTGATTTATTGCTTCTTGTTCAACATCATCAGTAAATATTTTTAAGTCTTTCATTTAATCACACCCAATCTGCATTACATCCTATATAGTTTAATATTTGAACTATAAAATCATATCCAAAGTTTTGAAATGTATATATTTCTTCTTCTTCATCATCCAAAGGACTTGCTACATAAACATCATCATTATCTACATAGATTTTATATAATTCAGGATGTTCTTTGCATTTTTCTATCCATTTTAAATCTTCTTCGTTAAAATTTTTCATCTATTCCACCTCATTTAACAACCATAATAATGTCTCCAGTTCTGTTCTCATTGAACATTTTGGATTTTTCTTTAAATATTCTATTCTTTCGCGAATATCTTCTTCATTTTTAATTGATTTATATTTTTGATAAAAGTTATATAATAATTTATATTGATTGTATACTTCATATAAGGCATACATATTGTCTTTTATATTATCTTTATTCATAATTGCCTCTCAATAACTTGTCCATATATTCATCAGATATATTCTTATAATCTATTTTTCTACCTGTTTCAAAAAAATATTGAATCAATGCTTTAGCACATGCACAAGGCAAATCACTTCCGTCACAATAATCACAAGCAAACCAATATCCACAAGCATTTAAGCCAGTTTCATCACTTTCTTTTCTAATTTTGTCACTATCACAATAAGTTTGAAACAAAGCTTTCCATTTTTTCTTATCATAATCAGTAACAATAGATTTATCTATGTAAACGCTATCATCAAACAATTTATTCATCAACATCACCTAGTATTTTTTTTATTTTCTCTATTTTTTGAAAATCCATTCCTTTTGAGTATTTAATACAATCACTAATTTCACATAATTGTTTACCCATTTGATACATATATTCTAGTTTTTTATTATCATCTAATTTATCGAATACATCTTTTTTGAATTCTTCTATTGTTCTAATATTATTCATTAATATCACCATCAATTAAATCAATTACTTTTTTCTTACTAAGTGTTCCTTTTTGTACATTTATTACTTGTTTTATTTGGTCTTTAAACTCTGAAATAATAAAATCTTTGGTATTTTCAATTTTATCATTAGCAATTCTTTCTCTAATTAGGCAATTGTTTTTTTCTTCATTAAGTTTAGCAATTTCTTCATTCTTTTCTTTTATTTGTTGTTCTAATTTAATATTTTTTTCTTTTTCTCTTAAAACCCTAGCGTCAAATTCTTCCAATGTAATTAGAGTAGCATCGTACTTAATTTTTATTTTGTTAAGTTCTTCTATTTGAGATTTTAAGTTTTCTATAATTTGCTCACTTGTTTTTATCTGTTCAAAATCTTTTACAAGATACTCTTTTAAATCTCTAACTTGTATTGATTGAATTTCGCTATTTCTTACGGCTAATTCATTTTTTTTACTAAATAATTTCATTCTTCCACCTCACTTCTCAAAGCCGATAATTTAAATTCATTATAAGTTGATAAATATATTCTTTTACCTCTACAACATAACCACGGATTCATCATTAAACATTTTTGATTTTTCTTATATGGCACTTTATGAATAATATCATCAGCTATTAGACCTTTTAATTGTCTTTTTATTGTAGTTTCACTCACTTCACATACTTTTGATAAATCTTTTAATCGAATGATTTTGCCATTGTCATAACAACATATATTGTCCATATAACCAATATGGCAAGCTAAATAAGGAAGTATTGAATATTTTTTACAATATTTATCAAATATTTTAGGATTGATTTTGATAAAATGATATTTTACATCAGTAGTATCATTTAGATATTCTAATGTGCCTTTACGAAGAATCTTATCTCCATCTTCTAATGACACTAATTTATCTGAATCTTCTATTTCTTTTAAGACGACACCATTTTCATCAACTAAATATGACTTAGTCATTATTTTTTAACTCCTAAAACAAAGTGTGAAATATAGATTTTATAGTATATTTCCACTTACCTTTAATTTGTTCTTTACCATTAACATATATCTTATTATTAACTGTACAAAAACAATTTTTAAAGAATACTGATTTTGGCTGTTTTACTTCTTTTCCATCAATAAATAATTTATTATTGCATTGTATTACATTCATTATTTATCATCTCCTATTATTTTTTATTATCGCTCTCGATATAGTCAATATAATTTTCTTCATCATCAGTTGTTTCTAATTTTTTACTATAAGATGTATTTAAAATTAAACAAGGAATATCTTCACCAAAGAAACCATAAAAACTTTTTTCTACTTGTTCTAATTCTCCTATTGTTCCACAAATGTTGAATGAATTTCTAATAAAAACTTCTAAATTGTCATCTAAATTATTTAAAATTTTCTTTAATCTTTTTACTTTCATATTTATTCTCCTATTATTTCTTTGTATTTTTGTAAAATTCCTTCAATCATATCATAACCCACTTGTTCATCTATATTATCGCAGTCAAATATTTCTAAATAGTTTTCTAACCATTTTATAAACTCTTTTTGTTGAGTTTCAAGTTTTATTTTTTTATTCAATATGTATTTATAATCTTCAAACGTCATACAGTTTTCTAATTTTTTTCTTAAATTTCTATTTTCACTAAATAAATCTTCAACTTGTTTCTTTAATTCTTGATTTTCTTTTTGAATTTTAACACTTTCATTATAAGTTTTATTAAATTCTATAATCCATTGTTGTCTATCTACTTGTAAAAATTCTATTATATTTAATAAATCTATTTCATTTAAATTTGCTAATTCAGTTCTATTTTTAAACGCCAATTCTTCTGTTGTCATTATTTAACCTCCTCCACACTTAATATTTTTAATACATAATATTCTTTATTAGGTTCTGCTCCCCATTCAGTTTTACCTGTCCCTTTGGATATATAACAATGACACTTGATTTTAGGACTATCTTTTCTATATCCATTTCTAAATACAATGCTTTCAAAATCACTTAAATATGGTTCATATATTTTAAATCTACTATCATAATAAGGTTTAATTTCTCTATATTCTTCTTTCTTTTCTCCTGAAAGGATCATATCAAACCATTTCTTTTTTATTGGTAATGTTAGCATTTACTCATCACTCTCTACTTTCTCACTAATAAGCTTGTACTCTTTTACTAACTTAACTGTACCATCTTGAAGTTCACATACCGGGCTACCTTGACCACCTTTATAATATGTTGACATATAAGAACATCTTACAGCAGTTCCTTTATTGTTATCTAAATCTACATACTCATAATGATATGAATAAGCTGGTTGTTTTAAAGCAATTATAAATATGGTAAAGATTATAACTATAAGCAATAATATTTTTATAGCTTTTATTAATTGCTTTGTTTTATTCATTAATTGCTTTGTTTTATTCATTACTATCACTTCCTAGCTCTAAACTTTTTCTTAATTTGTAATTAGTTCTTAATTCGTCAACGGTCATACATATAAAAGAAACACCTATTATAATTAACAATATACAGCCAATTATTTCTATCATTTGCTATCACTTCCTTCTAGTTCTTGCATTTTATCTAAAATGTCTTTTGCAACTTCACATTCAACACTGTCATTATCATAAGAATACCATTCAGCACTTACATAGTCTTTTAACTTATTCCAATTATCTACTTGTTTTTCATATTTTTGTTTCATTCTTAATGGATTAATATTGCATTCTTGGTAATCTCCATATTCATCTTTAATTAATATTGTATTTTCTTTTATTATTCTCTTTAATTGTTTATTTTCTTGTTGTAATTGTTCATACGATTTATCTACTACTTTTGGGAAACTTCTTTGTATTTTACATAGAATACTATTATATTCACATATTCTTGAACATTTAGAAACATAATCACAATATTTACATTTATCGTTCATTCTGACACCTCTTTTAATATATCTAATACATCTATATAAAATTGATTAAACCACTCTTCTATTTCTTCTAATGTTAAATCTTTAAATACTAGTTGATGATTTTGTATATATTCCTTAATTCTATCAATCACTTCTTTTTGCTTTTTGACTTGTTCGTACAAATCATCAATATTTAATATTTCAATTACATCATAGTAATCAATATATCCATTTGTTTTACTTTCAACAGAATAATAAATAGGTTTATGCATTTGTTCTGATTTATAACATTTGAATATTCCATTTTTAGTTTGCACATATACAACATTATTCTCTTTATCCATATTCTTATTTCTCCTCCCCAAAAAATCTTTTATTGTACTCAGCAATTCCTAATCTTAACACTAAATCTAATTTTTCTTTTTCAATTATATTAGGAATTATATTATTTTCCTCACAATATCTTTCTATTGCTTTTAATGTTTCTTTATCGTGTTTGCTTACAATTTCAGTAATCATCTTTTCAGTATAACTAACTATGCAATTTTCTTCGTTAAGATTAAACATAATTATTTCTCCTTATTCGTCTTTTCCACTACCTATAACTAATGCCATCAATAAAATTCCTAGTGAACCACCTATTATAAATCCTAATAAAAAACTCATTTTCTTTTCTCCAATCTTTTATAACCGTTTATCATTTTTATTTCTTCTTGATATTTCTTAATATCTTTTTTGCATTGTTTTATTAATTCGTTTCTTAAATATATTAAATATTTTAGTTCTTTTTCTCTATCTTTCATTTTTACCTCCAGCAATTATCCATGATATTATTAAAATTACAAGTATTATTACATGTGCTAATAATGATATTAAAAAATCTTTAATCATCTTATCCTATTTCTCCTTCTTGTTATGTTTACAAATCCAATATCTAAAAATTTTAAAACATTCATCACAAAAGTCATATATTTTATAACTATCAAATTTCCCATATGTTTCTTTATTGTCGTATATTTGATGAACAAGCCTATTATTTCTATTTATTTTTTTATGACATATACAACAGCTAAATTCTTTTTTTCTCATTATTACTAATCCGTGACACATTTATCACATATAAACACATCATCTATTTTTTTCATCGAATTTTCTTTGAAATATTTACCACACATATAACATTCTCTTGCTATTTCATATGATCCTTCACAATAAGGGCAAGCATAATACTTATAAATAAAGCTGCTTCCCTCAAAGCTACCACCAGGTGTTCTATCTTCACTATATTCCTTTGGATTTTCAAATATTGATTTACATTCTTTACATATATACATATTTATCTCCTTTCACGTATCACGAATGACCCCTGTTTTTCCAATGTAACAGGTTCATTCATGAACTATATGATTTTTTGTTTTTAACGTTATATTTAAAGGCTAAACTACATATTTTACATATAATTTGCTTCTCTATCCGTAATATCACCTTTATAATTAGTATTTATAGCTATCATTCTGTAAGATGTAGCGTTTATAAATACGTATATCTTAACTATCTATACATTATCATTTTATCTACTGAACTTTTAATGAACTTTGATATATAAAATAAAAAAATAACCAGTCTTTTCTGATTATTTGTATTTATAACATCATTTTTTTATTGTATTTTGTATTATTTGGTTATATATATAGATTCTTTTGTTATTTTTTATATATTTATGAGGGTAAAAAAGCCCCCTAGTACCCTTTTAAAAATAGGGTTGGGGTACTAACGTTCGTTATTACACTAAAAAATCGTTGATTTATAAGGGTTAATTTAATAACTATTTAATATATTAATTAATAGATTAAATTATAATAAAAAACACTATAAAATAATAATATAGTGTTAAATAATTACATATTTTTTTAGAATTAAAGAGAAAGATAAACTTCTGTTACAATTTAAATAATAATAATAATAATAATAACAATTAATAACAATTAATAATAATATAAATATATAAATATAAATATATATACAATAATATATCAATAATACAGTATCACACCGCCGAAATGCATTTATAATACAATAATACTAACTATGTAAATATATAAAATATACACCAAATAAATATATAAATAACAGTATAATATATATAAATATATATAGCATTAATATAATAATACCCCGACTTTTATATTGAAATTCAATGCCAAAATTGGTGTAAAAGTATTGACATTATATAACAAAAATGCTATAATGTTTATAGAGATAAGGAAAGAGGAACAGTTAAGAAAATGAAAGGGGTTAAAAAATGACTGTTCTAAAATTAAACGATAATGGAGTATGGTTATTAACCGCAATATTATCAATAATTGATATAGCTTTTGTATCTAATATATATAATAATATAATTGGTATCTCAATATTAATACCAATAATATTATCAATAAACTTATTAATAACAAGTAATATAAAAATAATAGACATAAAAAAAGAATTAGCCCACCGTTCAAAATAAGCTAATTCAAAAAACAAATCAGAAAAGAAAAATAATAATATAATACTATTCCCTTTTCTTATCTCTCATTATATATTTAAAAAATAAAAATGTCAAGTATGACATAATGGGAGGAATGAAAAAAATGAAAAAATTAAATAAAAATACTTTATATCTAGAAAAAATGGGATGTGATTTCTTTGTTGGTGATGATATAACAAAGATTAGCGATTTAAATAACTATAGATATTATGCATATAATGTTGAATTAAAAAGCGGTGAAAAATTGGACACTTTAGAAATTGGATACGGTGCAAGATACCAATTTTATAAAAATAGTTATAAGCGCATTGACGATTTTGGCTGCTGGTTTCAATCATATTATAAAGACAAAGACGGTTGCGAGTGGGGTTTACTAGACCTTGATAAACAATTAAACAAGGGAAATTTTAACAATGGCAATTTATATACTAAAGAAACTATATTAAAATTAGTGAATAGTATATCAAAAAATCAATATACAAATATTGAATATATAGAAAGGTTTTAAAGGGTGTTAATATGAAAAATTTAAACGAATTAAAAAAAGAAACTATTAAAAAATTAGAGGAAATAAAAAACAATTTAAGTTATGACAACGAAGAAAACTATGCCAATATGGTTAACGCAATGATAGACTATGACAACGAGGCACAAGATAGTTTATATTTGTATGACACCACACAAGAATTAGTCGAGTTTGTAGATGATGAAATTTTAAAGTATTTAATTAAAGAAAATAGTGATAGTGTATCAAGATTAAGATGCTTTATAAATGATACAAACGACGATAATATTTATAAATTAAATGGTTATGGCAATTTAGAAAACGTAAATATAAATGATTTTGAATTCTGTATTGATGAAGCTATAACAAAATTAAAAGAAAGTTTGGAGGCTTAGTATGAGAATATATAAAACTTCAATAAAATTAGTAAGAGAAACAACAACACAATACAATAATACCAATATAAAAAATATAACTGATATTATTAAATTAATTGACAACATAGAAGATATAAAAAACAATGATGTAGAAAACGCTTATATAATTTGTTTAAATAATAAAAATGTACCTGTTAATTATTCTTTAATTGCTAAAGGCACTATTAATGCATCAATGATTGACCCTAAAACAATATTTAAAACTATTTTATTAAGTAATGCTAGCTCATTTATAATGGTACATAATCACCCAAGTGGAGACCCAACACCAAGCAAACAAGATTATGAAATAACTAACATATTAAAAAAAGCAAGTAAATTATTAGATATTAATTTTTTAGACCATATAATTATTGGAAATAATAACTATATAAGTTGTATGGAGGTTTAATATGGAATATATAACAATTATATTATTATTAATAACTACCCTACTACTTTATAGATTAAATTACTATAAAGAAAAATATAAAATATATTATAACAATTATAAACAATGTTTAAACGCATTAAAAGAATA